CACCGCCTTGATCGCGGCCATCCGCTTGCGACGGTCGACAAAACCGGGTGCGGCCTCCGGCAATGGCATGAACTGGGGCCGGGTGGCGCGATGGCGGTGTGCCAGCACATGGCAGGCGAAGGGGTCGATCTCGGCGAAGGCTGCCGGTTTCCATCCCAGGGGTTCCCAGGCGACCGAGGCCGCCTCGATCCCGCTGCAGACGCTGAGATAGGTGAAGGGCTTGGTCATGCCGGGCCTCGATTCTGGGGGGAACGCCTGCGCAACCGCCCCCTCGGCGGAACCGAGGGGGCATTGCGTTGCGGAGCGGAGGTGACTGCGGGCCGGTCAGAACCCGCTCTTCTGGATGCCGTGGCGCAGGGTGCCGAGGCCGATGGCGTTCATCACCACCAGCATCCAGTCTTCGCCGAGCGCCACGCCGGGCACGTCGAGGCCGAGGCCCTTTTCCAGCAGCACGACCAGCAGCAGGGCGGCCATCACGAGGTAGGTCTTGTATCCGTCGATTGTGGACAGCATCGAAGTCTCCTTTCAGGGCGCAAGCGCGCCAGTCCCGACGGCACCGCGCCGCGGGTTTGGGTTGGTTTTGGGATGGGCGGGGGTTGGTGGGCGGACCTAAATCCAGCCCGCGACGCGGAAGCCTGGGCAGGCTTTCGCGGCATAGTCGTTGTGGCCGGTGACGCGTTCGATCTGCGTCCGGCTGCGGATGTCGGCAATCAGGGCGCGCAGAGTCCTCGCCTGTGGCGCGGTGAAGTGATCGCCGAACTGGTCGTCGGCATCCGCCCCGTGTCCGCCGATCAGGCAGATGCCGATCGTGCCGCGGTTGTGGTCCACGACATGCGCGCCGATGTCGGTCTCGCGCCGTCCTGCTGCGCGCTGGCCGTCGAAGTCGATCAGCCAGTGATAGCCGATCGTGCGCCAGCCCCGGTCCTGCATGTGCCAGCGCCAGATTTCGGCAAGCTTGGCGGAAAGGGGCGCGTTGCCCATCCATTCCGGCCGGGTGGCACTGCAATGCAGGATGATCTCTCGCACGGGGTAACGGGCGGCGCCCTGGAAGATCATCGGGGGTCCGGTCATTGGTTCTCTCCAAAGAAAAGCCCGCCGAAGGGCGGGCGGGGTGTCCGAGCTGGAAAGCGGGTGCGGTTCAGAAGATCAGGAACAGCACCACGCCGCAGGCGAGGGCGACGAGCCAGACGCGGCCCTCGCGGCGCAGAAGGGCGGGCAGATCACGGCTGCGCATCATCGTTCTTCCGGCTGGTATCGGTATTGCTGGGGCGGGTCCTGGCCGTATCGGCGCGCCTGGCGCGGAAGATGTCGATGATCAGGCCGGAGATCGACATGCCGCCGATCCCCACTACGAAACTGCTGAACCCGGCGCTGTCGCCGCCCGGGGCCAGCTTGCCGATCACCGGCTCGAGGATCGGGGCCACCAGCGGACCGAGATAGACGGCGCAGATTGACCCGACGAGAAGCGACAGCAGCCCGTCGCGCCAGTGCTCGCGCAGCGTCACCCAGCGGACGATGCCACCCAGCGCTCCGGCGAGGGCGGCCTTGCCGGGCTCGGTCCAGAGCCAGTTGATCAGATCGGGGCGTTCGGTCATGGGCGTCTCCTTCGGGAAGGGAGGGGGCTGGTCATCATGCCGCACGCAGCCAGACGGCGGTGGCAGGTCCGGCATTGATCTCGCTTGAGACGAAGGCCCAACTGGCGGGCGCGGCGCTCGCATAGGCCAGCGTTCGGCGCAGCACCTTGCGGGCGGTCGTGGCGATGGCCCCGCCATTGATGTCCGGGGTTGCGGTCGCGGCCCAGGCGGAAAGCGTGGCGGTGGAACTATGCCGGACGCCGATCCAGTAGACCGTGCCCCGCCGCAGGGTCAGCGACACCGTCGCGAGTTTGGTTCCGGTGGTCGAGCAGTCCAGATCGCCAGTCTCGGTCAGGCGCTGATCGGGGCGGCCGTTCGCGTCGCTGGAATAGACCGCGATCTTTGCCAGGGCCGAAGCAACTGCCGCCGTGACGTTGATCCCGAGGCGGTCGAGCGTCACGTCGGCGCGCGGGCTGAAGGGGAACAGATCGAACTGGTTGGCCACGCCCGCAAGCGTGCCGGGTGCCGCCCCACCCGCGCCGGTCGTGGTGAGCAGGAAGTCGCCCGCGACTGGAGACAGCCAGGGAATGTCCTCGTCGGTCAGGGAGCGTGTGATCCCGCCGAGCCGGGCGCGCAGCTGCCCGGCGGCACCGTTGAACCAGACGAACCCGTCGGTGGGAGACGCCGGATCGGCGGCGAGACCGTCAAGCGCCAGGCCCACGGGAAAGCGCACCCGGCCCGAGGTCCGGTCCGCGATCATCGCATCGAAAAAGGTCGATCCGTCCGGGCTGACCTTGATCTGCCAGTTGTCGGTGCCGAGCAGACCTTCCAGCGCGCGTGTGCTGAATCCGGTCTGCCAGGCGAGCGCGGCATCGTCAGCCGCAGCCGCCTTGTTGATCGTGGCGCGCATCGACGCGCCTGCGTTGTTCAGCAGCACGGCGGGGCTGTTCACCGACAACCGGTTGGTCGCATCTGGAGTCGCACCGCCTGCGCCCACCCGGTTGACCACGATGTTCGCGGCGGCGTCCAGCGTCCAGACCGTGCCGCCGCCCGAGACGACCACATCGCCCTTGTCGCCGTCGGAAATGCCGCCGCCGCCCAGCGCTGCCCATGCCGTGCCGTTCCAGACGTAGAGGCCTGCGTCCGCCACGCTCCAGGCCACCCAGCCGCGCCGGGGTACGAGGCGCAGCCAGGCCCCGTCGGTCCAGAAGGCGACATTCAGGTCCCAGCCCGCCCAGAGGCCGACAGCACCACTTGCCACGATGTAGCGGTCGCCCTCTGTCGGAGATCCCGGTGGCGCGGTCAGAACCCGGCTCAGAACGCCGATCTGCACCATCCCGTCCAGCAGGCGCAGGGCGTCGTTGTGGGTGACGTGCTTCTGCGCCTGCGCCGAGAGGATTTGCGGCAGCGCGAGGTTGCTGGTCGGGTTCGGCATGGGAGACCCTCAGGTGAACAGGGTGACAATCGCGGGCGTGCCCCGCCCGAGCCGGGCGGAAACTTGGCAGATGCGGACGGTGAAGGACTGGCCGGGGCCAAGAAGTGCGCCGAAGTCGGCGATCTGCGCGGCGGCGCTGTAGAGTACCGAGGTCGTGCCGGTGGACAAGGTGCGCTTGAGCGTCGCGCCGTCCCGGATTTCCACCTCGTAGGCCTCCGCAGTCTCGGCCAGCGGCGGCTCGCCGATTTCCCAGGAGTCGGAGGACAGATCGCGGCTCCGCCGAACCCATCGGATGGTCAGGTCGCCCGGCACCCGCCCGGTGCGCCACGGCTGCTCCACGTTCACCGGGGCGAAGGGCACGAGGCCGCGCCCGGCGGGGGTGAACGCCTCTGCGGTGTAGGTCGGATCGCTGACGCCGCGCGAGGCCGGGCCAACGCGCCAGTTCCAGGCCAGCCCGATCTCCGCCTCGGCGATGGGCAGCGGGACAATCAGATCGTCCAGCGCCACGATCCGGGCCCCGATGGGCGCGGGGTTGCCCATTGCGCCTTCGGTGCCGCGCTGCCCGCGCAGGAGGCGCGAGAGCCTGTAGCGCCCCGGCGAGACAAGCTCGGCGGTCGCGGCCTGGAGGATTTCCCAGGTGCCGGGCGCGCTTTCCAGGGCGAAGGCATTCGCGCCGCCAAGCACATCGAGATCCGTCACGCTGCCGAGCGTGCCATAGGCCAGGTCGACCAGCACCGAGTTGCCCAGATCGAAGATGCTCACCGGCCCTGGAAAGAGCACCGAGGCAAGCCTGCCCATCCGGGCGCGCCCGTCGACGCCGGTCAGAAAGGCGAAGCTGTCCAGCGCTGGACTGCGATACACGCCCAGCGCGCCCGGCCACGGGGCCGCGTCGGCCGCGAGCCAGGGCCGATGGGCGGGCACGTCCTCGCGAAGCTGTGGCAGGTCCATGAATTCGACCACAGGCTGGCCGAAGACCACCGGACGCGCGATGGATGCCAGGCGCGGCTCACCGGGCGGCAGATCATAGGCCTCGCGGTCCTGCCGGACGCATTCCAGCGTCCGGGCATCCGCATCCGCAGTCTGTGCGATCCGCATCTGCAGCGTCCGCCCGTCGATGACGAGGCCGACCACATCGCAGGGGTCGAGCGCCAGTTTCGACGGCGGCAGCCGGAAGGTCGCCGTCTCGCGCCCCACCCAGGCCTCGACCAGCGCCCGGCGGCAGCGCCGTTCGGCCTCCTCGGGCGGGACGGCAATCGCGAAAGCCTCGGCAGCGATCCGCGTGCTGTCGACCGTGATCCGGCGGGCTTCCACGATTGCCGCGTCATAGTCCTCGTCGGCCCGCGCGATGGTCCATTTCAGCGCCTGCGGCAGTTCCGACTCCTGCGCGCGGACGATTTCCAGCGGCTCGGCCGACCCCTCGTTTCCTGGGCCCCCGCCGCCCGCGACCATGCCGTCGGGCGTGACGGACAGCGCAGGGGCCCGGCCGCGCATGACGAAGCGGATTTTGCCCTCGCTCTCGACGGCGTCGAAGCCGAAATGGCGCGCCAGCACGTCGATCGAGGTCCGAGGGCTTTCGAGTGCGGAGATCACGTAGCCCTCGACCGCGCCCCAGAGGCCCGAGACGTCGATGCTCGCGGCGGACAGGCCTCCCCTTGTGCAGAGCGCGCGGACCAGCGCCGCCAGCGACACCGCGCCGAGCCGCCCGGTCAGCCAGTGCCCGAGCCGCCAGTTGGCCCCGTCCGCCCAGATATCCGACAGCGCCGGGAAGAAGGGATAGGGGCGGGCGTCCCAGGTCCAGGCGGCGCATTCCGCCAGATTGAGCATGGGCGCGCCGTAGACGCCGGACGTCGGGTTGTTCGCCGCGTTGCCCCAGAACAGCCACGATGCCTCGATGTAGGCCCGCTGGATCGCGTCGTCGCGCCAGCCCCGCGAGAAGTGGGGCGCGAAGCTCTCCGACGACTTCGGATCGACGAAGACGTTCGGCTGGTTCGATCCGCGGTCGATGGCCGGGCAGCCGATCTCGGTGAACCAGATCGGCTTGGACTGCGGCACCCAAGGAGTGGGCGATCCGCTCTCTGTCCCGCCCGACCTGTTATAGTGCGGATTGCTCCACCAGCTCCGGATATCCTTGGTGCGGAATACCCAAGGCTTGCCGAAGCCCGCGTCCGTGATCGGCGTCCGCGTCTGCGCCGCCCGGGCCGCGTCGGAGGCGTAGAACCAATCGAAGCCCTCGCCCCCCGCGATGTTCGCCTGCAGATAGGCGCGGTCGTGGATATCTGGCCAGGCGAGCGCGTCGAGGTGCTGGTCGCCGTCGCGCCAGTCCGACAGCGGCATGTAGTTGTCGATGCCGACGAAGGTGATGTTCGCGTCGGCCCAGAGCGGGTCGAGGTGGAACCAGACGTCGTTGCTGCCGTCCTGAGGCTGATGGCCGAAGTATTCCGACCAGTCGGCGGTATAGCTGATGCGGGTAGCGGGCCCGAGGATCGCGCGGATGTCCGCCGCCAGCGTCTGGAAGGCCGCGACCGCCGGGTAGGTGCCGGCAGCGCTTCTGATCTGGGTCAGACCGCGCATCTCGGTGCCGATCAGGAAGGCATCGACCCCGCCCGCCGCCGCGCAAAGGTGGGCGTAGTGCAGGATCATCCGCCGCAGGCCCCAGTCGCTGGGCGATCCGATGAAGGTCACGGTCGTGCCGCTGATCGAAAACTGCGTCCGCAGCGCCGCCCCAAAAAAGGCCGAGACCTGCGTCGCTGCCGCCGCCGTCTTGTCCGGCGATCCCGCGTAACCGGCGGCGGGCGAGCAGGTGATCCGCCCGCGCCAGGGAAACACGCTCTGGCCGACACCGGCGGCGTTGGTGCTGTAGGGGTTGGGCTTCGTGTTGCCGGGTGGAATGTCCATCATGACGAACGGGTAGAAAGTCACCCGCTTGCCCCGTGCGCGAAGCTCTTGAATGGCCTGCGCGATGCTCGCGTCCGAAGGCGTGCCGCCATAGACCGGTCGCCCATCAATCTGGGTCACAACGCCATAGGACGGGCGCGGCAGCCCGCCCACCGACCAGGCAGGCGTGGTGGTCTTTGCCGCCACCTCGACCTTCGGCTTCACCGTGCAGACGCCCGCCCGCAGATCGTCGCCGAACCAGGCCGAGACGAGGGAAACGCTCTGCACCGCCGGTGCCAGCGCCGAGAGGCGATCCAGCGACACGTCAAGGTCCGGCACATCGGCCAGCGCGTTGCAGTTCTCCGCGCCCGCTCCGTCCCGCCGGATCAGGCTTGTCGCATAGGCAGCCTCGCCCGAGGCCGGGATCAGCGTGACGGCACCGACCAGCCCCTCGGCGGTGTCGGCCTCGGCCAGCGGGCGGAACACCTCGAAGGACAGTTGCGGCAGCCGGTTGCCGTAGCGTTCCAGCGCCAGCTCTTCGAACACCACATAGGCCGTGCCGCGATAGGCCGGGGTGACGGCGGCTCCCATCCGGGCCGCGATCAGCGGGTCGGCACCTTGCGTGTCGCTGCCGGGATACCAGCGCCAGACAGCGCCCGACATATCCATCGGCGCGCCGTCGGCCCAGATGCGCCCGATCCCTGTTATTGGGCCCTCGCACAGTGCGACCGCGAAGGACGACGAATAGAGATACTCGGTCGTCGTGACCGTCGGACCGCGCCGCCCGCCCTTGCCGCCCCCGGCCCGGGTCTCGGTCGTCACGATCTCCTCGCGGAAATCGGTGGCCCAGATGATGTTGCCCCCGAGGCGCATCCGTCCGAAGAGGCGCGGAAGGACCGTGCCCTCGGTCGCGGAGGTGATCCGCAGACCGTCCAGGCGCGCGCCCTCGATGCGCTGGCCGGGCGTGAGCGACGCCAGCAGATAGCTGTCGACAACCGAGCCGATCGAGGAGCCGACAAGCCCGCCGATGGCGGCCCCGGACAGACCGAGGATGGTGCCGCCGAAGCCCGCGCCCAGCGCGGAGCCGACAGCACCGAGGACGAGGGTCGCCATGTCAGAGGGTCTCCGAATCTGCAGGAAAGAGGAAGGCCAAGGCGATGCGCCGGGCCCAGGCGGGGGTGAGCGGTTCCTCGACCACGCCGAGACCTTCGTAGGCATGTATGAACGAACGTTCACTTGTCAGGATGCCGATGTGCTTGGCGATAGCCCCGCGCCGCATCCGGAACAGGACCAGCGCCCCCGGGCCGGCCTCCGGGACCGGCACCATCAGCATCCACCGCCCCGCCCCGTCGGCCAGCACCTCGAAGGGCCCGGCCTCGCCCCAGTCCCGGCTGTAGGCGGGCACCGGCAGTGGCTCGGGGCCGACCACCTCGCGCCAGACGCCGCGCGCCAGCCCGAGGCAGTCGCAGCCCACGCCCTTGACGCTGGCCTGATCGTGGTAGGGCGTGCCAAGCCAGCCGCGCGCGGCAGCGATCACGCGGGACGGATCGGCGGGCATCAGAGCACACTACCGTCGTGACCGGCGTCACGGACCGCATAGCGCAGGACCGCGTCTTGCCCCGGGATCGTCGGAAAGCCGCGGAAGTTGACCGCGTTCGCGAACTTCGCCGCGCAGGTATCGATCCGCTTGTCGCATCCGGCCCGGATTGTGAAAGCGTGCCCGATGGCGATGGCACGGACCGGCTCGCCCAGCAGGGTGATCCGCACGTCGCTGCCCGCCTTCTCGTGGATCATGACTTCCGTCCGCCGCCCGGCATTCGGCCCGCTGGTCCATTCGACCGTGCCGAAACTGAAGAGGTTGTCGGCGAAGCTGCCGAGGCCGGAGGCGAGGAAAGCCCGGTCGCGCAGCAGGGTGGTCACCGCCCCGGTGCCCTTGTAGCCCG